ATTTTTCTACACGTTTTATCTTTTTGTTGATATAATACTTCGTCTAATTTTTTATTAAATATCTCCCATAGACTGTAAGTTAATCTAACATCTTGTTCTGCATAATCTTTTACAACAGAGTAAGGCAGTTTATCCATATTACTCATGGGATCTTTAACACCATATGTTGCTGCTTTTTCTTGAAGATCATATTTATATTTAGAATCTTTTAAATAGTCTTTACTGATAGCATCTAAAGAATATCTCATTCTCGTTTCATCTAATACTGATGCAGCTATCATAGTATCTAATAGTTCTCCTTGAGGCATTTGTCCTGTGACTGCTCTTATCCAACATACGTCGTACATTGCGTTGTGAAAAACTTTTTTTATATTTTTATTTTGGAATATTTTTTGGTTGAGAAAGTTCCAAGTAAACTTTGGATCTAAGTTGCCTGTCATTGCATGTGCGATGGGAAAGTAAAACGTTTGTTTCTTTGTAGCCACGGCAATACCACAAACAAAACCCTCTCCTCTGATGGCCCCTGATCCGTGAGTTTTTAGCTTTGGATCGTATGTCTCTAAGTCAATGGCTACCGTATCTACGCCCTTCAGATCTAATTCAATTAGTTCTGGCACGGTACACATTATTTATAGTCCCTCTCTATTATCATTTCTATATAGTGCATAGCTTTCTCAAGATCTTTTTTCTTACCCTTGAGACGATGTCTCATTACGTACTTAATAACACAGCCCTCCGCAAAAAGCAACTCATTGTCATTTATAAACTTACTTGGCTGAATTTTAAATTTACGATAGTGAGATCCTGCAATTTGTTTTTTGAAAGGATCTTTAGATTGTGCTGCCACGTCTTTCTCCTAATTTATATTTGTCAGATGATTGCACAGTCCAATAATCTATTCGACCTCTGCTATAGGCTACAAATTTTAATCGTAGCTGTGTAAAGTATTCTTCTGCTCTTGTTCTCGTTTCGTCCACAATAACATTATCAAACGTTGTTCCTTTTACTTCGTGTATATTTCCATATTTCACTCTAACATCATTATCTAAATCAACACCTTTACTCAAAGCATTGTCTATATATTTAAGTCTTTCTGAATCTACTTTTGTTCTTATTAGAGAAAAATCTTTTTCACTTTTAACAGTTTTTTTTAAATAATTTTTAGAAATAAGTTGATCTATAGTATAATCCTGTTTTACCCAATCTTTGAATGGATCTGTATTTTTACCTTTACCCCTTACCACTACAATACTGCCTATATAATCCCAAAAATCTTTTATTTGTTTAAGAGGCATTGGCTCTCCTGCTATAAAGTCAGGCCATACTTTATGACATCTTAACTCCTTATTAGACACGTAAGCTGTATTTTTTATATGTGCAAACTGTATACCGTTAGTTTTAAGAAATTGCCTTACCTTTGTATCTGTAGGAGTGCCACGATAAGTAAACAAGAAAGTTTCTTTTGTATTTTGAATTTTCTCTAAAAGTCTATTTAAACCATACGAAGGTCTATCCCAACTAGGTATTTGATAAGCCTCGCCAATAATATTTTTTGCAGGTTTCCAAACTCTTGAGTATCCATAATAATTCCAAATAGGTTTTATAATCTCTTTACATTTTGTATTTATCGTTAAACCACAACGATAACCTTGTTCTAACTGCTCTGCATTTTTAGATAACGTATGAAAGTAATCTGCATCAGAACCTGCAAACTCAAATATAGTTTGATCAGCGTCACCTATCCAATAAACTTCTTTTGCATGGGTCGCTAGTTTTTCTAGAACTATTCTTTGTGAGGCGTTACTATCTTGAGCTTCATCTACAATCAAAACATCTATCTCTGGTGCTTTTGCTTTATCTATAAATTTTTGAACCATTTGATTATAGTCAGATAATTTATATTGATCTAAATAATCGTAATAAGTTTTAGCCATATTAATTAAAGTATCTTTTTTATAAGGTCTAAAAGCTTCTGTATTATTTTCAGTCTCCTCCCAGTGTTTATCTAAGTCACGAGCATATCCATGAGCTCCATCTATAAATTTTAGAAAGGGGTGGTTTCTATTATCAATATCTTTAGGTGTTGCTTTTTTTAATTTAAAGTCTCCATTTAATTCACAACATGCTTCATAATCTGTGTATCCCCAAAGCTCTCTTCTATCTTGCATTCTCTGTTTACAAAAAGAATGAATAGTAGATATTTTACCCTTAAAAGATTTTTTTGTAAGTCCCCTTTCTTTGACCTCTTTTAAACTTAAAATGTTATCTCTGATTTCATCTGCAGCTACATTAGTGTGTGATAAAACTATAATATTAGAGTGAGAATATTTTTCTAAAAGACTTGCATATTTTTTAGTTAGCCACATACTTGTTTTACCTGTACCTGGTGGACCTGATATAAACTTAGGAGTCATGTGTGATCTCCTTTACCTCTTGTGTCTCTCCCTCTAAAATAATATCTCTTTCATCGTATTTAAAATTATCTATTCGCCAAGATACACAAGATCTACCGTCATATTTGCCGTTTATTCTTCTTGCTTTTAATATTTTTTGACAATCAATAACTAAGTCTGTTCTGTTTTTAAATGCTCTTTTTCTTTCTAAAAAATCTTCAAATCCATTTAAACTAAACTCCAAATAATTTTTTTCTATATTTTGAAATGGACTACCATGAGAGGCTAATTTAGATTTATCTTCATATACAGTTTCTTCAGATAAGTATTGCCGAAATAATTTTTTAAAACGATAAGACTCATCTGCCTCTGCTACATATAATTTTGATTTCTCTCTTTCTTCAAACTTTCTTTTCATCGTTTTTTCAAATTCAACTGGTTTCATCTTTGGCAACCATACTTGTGCTTTACTAATTACTGCATCATAAAAAGCTTTTTGATTCATGAGCGTTGGTCCGTCTATTTGAACTTCTTTTTCTTGTAAGATACCGTTAACTTTTGTTTTTACTTTTACAAAATATCTGTCACTACCATATTCAATAATCTGTGTTACAGCAGCTGCACCTTCTGTTGTTTCATGGTTTACACCCACCCATCTAAAAAGATCTGCGATTGTTTTTTGTGAGCAGCCTATAATTTCTGCTAATGTGGGTATTCCTAATTTTCTTTGTGCTTTCTTAACACTTGTGCCTTTTGATTTTCTTTTTTCTGCTTCTTCATCATTAGATACAACAGCTATATTATAAACGAACTCACTAATGTCTTTCTCTGACCAATCCGTATGGCTAGACAACACCCCTGCAATAGCTGTGCAATATTGATCTCTTTTTCCTTGTCCTCCGTATAAAATGCTCAACGCCGTAGATAAAGCAACCTTACGTAAATCTTTATTAAGATCTCCTGGGTATTGATTAATACCTGTAAACTTTTCCCATGCTACATATTCATTTGCTTTACTATGTTTTGATTTAGGTACAATCGTATAACATGTTGGACCATTTCTAATTTCGCAAAGAGTTCCTCCATGTGGAAAATGTTTATAATGATTTTCTAATTCTTTAGGTAGTGCAAACTGTTTAAAATCTAATTTACCTTTCCACCAATAGTGACTTGTTGGATTTGTAGGTCTTCCTGATATAGCACCGCATGAGACTATGTATTTATCTATAAATCTTTTTACTAAATCATTGTCAATGTCAAAATCCACATCGTCGTCTAATCGTAACGCTATTTCGCAATGTGAGTATTTTTGTTGCCACTCTTGTTCTGATATTTTAAAATTTGCATCACTCCAACTTTTAACTATCGGTGTGCCTTTTAAGCAAGGGATAATAACCTTGTCTAGATTTATCCAATCTTTAAATGTATTAGGTGCTTGACTATCAACTTTGTCCATAACTTTCTTGTGTTGGGGGCGACTCCAGTCTCCCATTGTCGCCCCACATTCCCATCGACATGAGAATCTATAAATTTATGTCCTGTCTTTTAGCCTTAGTATCAGACTCGTGTTTAGCTTCGATAGCACCTTTGGCTACATTTGAACCAAAGTCTTTTGCTATTTTGTAAACACCAGGATCGTTGATAGGGCCAACTCTTGCTACATCCCAACCAAACCATGTTCCTTTGTCGTTAGACTGTTGAACAGTTTTTAGTTTGTAAATGTGGCTATATGTTGGCGGTGTGAACATTCCGTTCTTACCTTGCATTTTTAAACCCATCATCATTGAGTTCCATTTTCTACTAACTTTTAGTTGAGTAGCTTTCATGGATATCAACGCTGTTGTTGGGCTTTTACCAAGTACAACTACGAAGTGACTAGCTGTGTTTTCAAGATAATTACCATTTGCTAATCTATCTTTATTAAACTTGTCTCTTGTAGTTTTAGGTAAGTCATCTCCAGCTTCATAGATTTTTACTGGAGCTCCTTGGCTCTCACCTCTATCTTGCCATTCGATATACTGTCTTTTGTAGTGTACCGGAACGACATCTATCCCCTTTTCACCATC